TACTATAATCACAAAAGAATTGCTGGATTGTGGAGTGCATATCTTGATTTCCCAATCACACCACACCAAGCTGCTTTATGTATGGCGTTGGTCAAGGTTTCTAGGCTTACTGAAACTCCAGATCATTACGACTCAGTTAAAGACTTTATCGCCTACGGAGCTATCTATAGGACAGTGCTCGAAGCAGTCCAAGACCAAGATTTTGAATGGAAGGAATAATGTTTAACCTAGACAATTATGAAACAGTAGAATCAAGATTGGAAAAATGGCATGAAAAATACCCTGATAATCGTATCGAGACTGAACTCATTGAAGCGACTGAAAAGCGGTTCGTTGTATTCGCCAAGATCTTTAAGACTGAAGCAGATCCTAAGCCATGCGCAACTGGGCTCGCATTTGAAGTCATTACGGAGAAGGGTGTTAATAGCACATCTGCATTGGAGAATTGTGAAACTTCAGCGATCGGTCGTGCGCTCGCAAATGCTGGTTTCGCAGCTAAAGGCAAACGCGCTTCAAGAGAAGAGATGGCTAAGGTAAATAATGCCGAGCCAAATCAATACGAAAAGAAATTACAGGAAAGGCGATACGGAGCGCCGGGAACTAAATCAGCAGCTATTGAAGATGCACTTAGAGCTTCATTTGCAGTAGACAACAAAGTCGATGATCCGCAACAATGGACTATTGCCGATGCTGTTGATGCAGTTGGTCATACAACACCAAAAGAGCCGCCAATGTGTGAACATGGCATGATTCTTAAACAGGGTGTGAGCAAGGGCGGAAAACCTTACTATGGATATGTTTGCAAAGGATCAAATAAGGATCACGCCGTCTGGGCAAAGATGACCGCCAAAGGCACATTTTATTTTGATGGGGTCGAGTAATGGGATACATAGCCTTTATTAATGGATCAGGCTTTACAGTTGAAATAGATGATGATGGTGCTCATATTGTCAAATCGGTCATTACATGCGAAATGTGTGGCGATGATCGGGTGTTTAAGAATGGCGCTTGCTTTGTCTGTTCAGAGTTAATTAAACATGACTAAGTTCAGGTGCAACTTTTGTTCATCTAATTCAGATTTTCTTTGGTTAGATGGCACGCCAACAGTTGAAGGATTTAGAGTATTTCAATGTCTTAAATGTTGCGCTGTTGGCACAAAAAATATGGCTGAGAGCCTAGACACTCAAGAGCCTGTCATTCGTTGCACAAAATGCTGTGCTTGGAAATTTGTAGATAAACCCTGCCATACTTGCTTATTGATTGGAGAATATGATGCCAATATATGAATACAGCTGCAAAGAATGCGGCACTTATGGATCAGTTCATCGAACCTACAAAGAGGATGATGGCGGTATGAATTGTCCTAAGTGTGGGCTAGACATGACAAGGATCTACTCAACAGTAGGGTTAGTCTTTAAGGGCGAGGGATGGGCTGGTAAAACCAAATGAAAATACTTAATCTCTATTCAGGTTTAGGCGGTAATCGTAAACTTTGGGGTAATGACCATGAAATTACTGCCGTTGAACTTGATCCAGCAATAGCAATAATTTATCAAAAAGAATATCCAGACGATCAGGTCGTTATTGGCGATGCTCATGAATATCTATCAGCCAATTACAGGAATTTTGATTTTATATGGAGCAGTCCACCATGCCCGACTCATAGCAGCTTTAGGTTTAATATCCAAGTCAGGTATCGAGGCACTAAAGCTGAATACCCAGACATGAGTCTTTATCAAGAGATTATATTCTTAAAACATCATTTTGCAGGTAAATGGGTGGTAGAGAATGTTAAGCCTTATTATCAGCCTTTGATTGATCCAACATTTGTCTTGCAAAGGCATTACTTTTGGTCTAATTTTACAGTTAAGCCAAAAGAATTTGAATCAGACAATATACGAGGCGCTCAGATACCTGATTTACAGCTGCTACATGGAATAGATTTATCTAATTACAAAATACCAGAAAAGCGCAAATTGCTGAGAAATTGCGTTCATCCACCAATTGGCTTACATATTTTGGAGTCTATATTATGAAGTTTGCATACGCTGATCCACCATACTATAAACAAGGTAAAAAATTATATGGCAAATTACATGATCAGGCTGAAGTTTGGGATGCTAAACAAGCACATATTGATTTAATAAATAGGTTGATGACTGAATATCCAGATGGATGGGCTTTAAGTTGCAATCCTGCCGATTTGTCTTGGATTATGCAATATCATCAAGATCTTAGGGTTTGTGCTTGGACTAAAACATTTCATCAAATAAGACCTACAACTGTCCAATATGCTTGGGAAGCGGTGTTATTACATGCTGGTCGAAAAGATAACAAGCGTAAACCTATGGTTAGGGATTGGCTTAGCTGCCGTATAGCTATGAAAAAAGGACTTACAGGTGCTAAACCATTAGAATTTAATCTATGGATATTGGACTTATTAAATTACCAAGAAGGAGATCAATTAGATGATTTGTTTCCGGGTAGTAATGGAATGGCTGATGCGCTCGCACAACGCCACGCGGGCTGACCTGCGGTTATGTTAATGGATTTGGAGTCATATGATACGCTCTAGGCAAGTATTTGCCCTAAAGGCAAAAACGCGAGCCCGTAAGGCTCAGCTCGCGAGGTGCTGGCTAGTCGGGGGAGCTCTGTTTGTTTTACAAACCTTTGCATTAGATACAGCTAAATCTCAAACCATTAAGGTTAATACATTAAAGCAAATTACATTTCATAAGATGAACTACGACTTCGAACAATTCTATTGTCTTGATCAAATCGTATGGAAAGAATCACGATGGAATTACAAAGCAAAGAATCCTAAGTCAAGTGCATTTGGTCTATTTCAAATACTTAAATCAAAAGACAAAGATCCAATAACACAAATTGATAAAGGATTGATTTATCTAAATCACAGATACGAAGGCAACGCCTGTAAGGCGCTCGCTCATCACAAAGCTAAAGGCTGGTGGTGATTGAGTAGATCAGCGTTAAGGGATAGTGGTAGCACTAGACAATGGAGATCAATAAGAGAACGCATCCTAAGACGCGATGGATTTATATGCCAGTATTGTGCACAAGAAGCCACTACAGTAGATCATGTAATACCTAGACGCTTAGGCGGATTAGATACCGATGATAATTTAGTTGCTGCATGTTCTAAGTGTAATTATTCGAAGGGTGGGCGGTTTTTTGTGAGCAAGAGAACACCACCGACCCCCCTTTCCTTTTCTAACCCACAAAACACCTCGATCGCTCACGATCAGACCGGATCGCTTTGAACAATTTTGAAAAAGAATTGATCGACTCGATTCAGGCTCAATCAGAATTAGGGGGTGTGAAAACACCGCGTATTCACTCTCCTTTGAATGATTTGCCGTCTAAAGGTCAAGAAATGATTGACTTTGCAGCTGAGATCGGCATTCCGTTAATGGATTGGCAAAAGTTTGTAGCAATTCATGGCCATAAGGTTAAGCCGGATGGTAGATGGCATCATTCTGAGGCTGGTTTATTGATCGCACGCCAAAATGGTAAGTCCACATTTATGATGTTGCGTATCTTGACCGGCATGTATGTATGGGGAGAGAATCTACAGCTGTCATCTGCTCATAGACTTACAACCTCGCTTGAAACCTTTAGGCAGATGGTGTCTCTAATTGAGGGTAATGATAAATTGGCAAGTGAAGTAAAAAAGATTAGATGGCAACATGGTGCTGAGGAAATGGAATTAAAAGGCGGTCGTCGATTTGTGGTAAAAGCAGCAAATAATGCATCTCGAGGAATTTCAGCTCCATCGACTATTCATCTTGATGAGTTAAGAGAATATAAGGATGAGGATGCTTGGTCATCGATGCGTTATACCATGATGAGTTCTAAAAATCCGCAAGTTTGGATTTACAGTAATGCCGGTGATCAGCATTCTGTAATCCTTAATAAACTAAGGGAGCGTGCATTAGCAGCCAGCACAAATCCTTTAGACACGATAGGTTGGTTTGAATGGAGCGCCGAACCTGATTCGCCAATTACCCTTCCGTCGGGTGAAATCAATTGGCCAGCATTCGCTCAAGCCAACCCATCGCTTGGAACAACGATTCATCCAGATAACTTAAAAGCTGTTATTAATGATCCGTCTGATATTGTAAAAACTGAAGTATTGTGTTTGTGGGTAGATACAATAAACTCAGCTATTGATGTTCAAAAATGGAATTTGTGCCAGACTGACCCAATACCATTAGACCCTGACAAAGAAACATGGTTTGGATTAGATTTAAGTCCAGATCGTAAATTTGGCGCTTTAGTGGCTACTCAGAAATTACCAGGAGAGAAATTTAATTTAGTTTTACTCCACACATGGTCAAACGATTATTCAATCAATGATTTAGCGGTTGCAAACGATATTGCACCTTATGTAAGAAAATATAATGTTCAGACTGTTGCTTATTCCAAAAGGACTGCACAAGCCGTCGCAAGTCGGCTAGTTCCTGCTGGAATTCCCATTACAGACATGGATGGGGCGATATATGCTGAATCATGCGATCGATGGTTAGGCGCAATCAATTCCCATCGATTACAGCATGGGGGTCAAGAGGAATTGACTCAGCAAACACTATCCGCTGCGAAACTGCCCTATGGGGATGGGTCATGGATCATCGGAAGGCGTGCAAGTAGAGTCGCAGTTTGTGCAGCTGTGGCATCTGCTTTAGCAACCTATTTTGCAACACAGGTAGAAACGGAAGTTGATATACAAATAGCATAATATATTGACTTTATGGTATATTATATGCTAATGGGATTATT